GGTCGAAACGAGCGCGAGATCGCGCTAGCTTCTGGGGAATGGAAAAGTTAAGTATCCGGTTAATCTGATGTCAAAAGTTCAGTTGATCACGCAGTCTCAGTATGCCAAGCATCGCGGGGTGAGCGAGGCGGCGGTGTCAAAGGCCGTCAAGGAGAACCGGATCAGCCTGATCGACGGCAAGATCGACCCGTCGGTGGCCGATATGCAGTGGTCGAAGAACAGCCGGGCGAGGGCGCCCAGTTCGCAGTCCGGATCAGCGGGGCCTGGGGCGCGTCCAGCCGTCGATGTGCCATCTGCGCCGGCAGTTGGATCCGGCGCAGTGGACGGCGGCGGGCATCCGGACGACTACTGGACTTCACGCGCCCGGCGCGAAGCTGCCGAGGCTGAGCTGGCCGAGTTGAAGCTGGCCGAGCTGCGCGGCCTGGTGCTGCGCCGAGAGGCAGTCGAGACCGCCACGTTCAACGCGTCCAGGGCGATGCGTGACGGCCTGGTCAACTGCGCCAGGCGCCTGGCCGCCGACGTTGCAACACTGAGCACGCCGCATGAGTGCGAGCAGGTCATCGCCCGCGAACACCGCCAGCTGCTCGACATCTGGAACCGCAGCATGGCCGAACAGATCCGGGCTGCGCCGAGCGTGGAGGGCAGTGCGGAATGAGCAACATGCACGACGGATACGACGCAGTCTGCGCGGCCATCGCCGCAGGCGTTGCTCCGGATCCCGACATGCCAATCGACCAGTGGGCCGACGCCCACATGATCATCCCGCAAGACAGCGGCGCCAGTGAGTACGGCCCGTATCGAACCGACCGCACACCACACGCCAGGGCGATCATGCAGGCCCTGTCGCCGGCGCACCCCTGCAAGACTGTGGTGGTCAAGGGCGCCAGCCAGATGCTCAAGACGCAGGTGGCGCTCAACTTCCTGGGTGCCTGCATCCACCAGGCACCGAGCAACTTTCTGTGGATCGTCCCGACCGGCAACCTGGTCAAGCGCTCGAGCCTGCGCATCGACAAGACCATCGCCGCCGTGCCAGTCTTGGCCGAGCGGGTCGCCGGCAAGCGCTCGCGCGATGCGTCGAACAACCTGACGACCAAGGAGTTCAAGGGTGGCACGCTGCATGTGCTGACCGCTGGCGCCGCGGCCAACCTGTCCGAGGTCTCGGCCAGGTACGTCATGTACGACGAGATCGACCGATCCGACGCCAATGTCGGCGGCGAGGGTAGTCCGAGCGCGCTGGCCGAGGCCCGCCAGACCACCTACGAGCAGAACCGCAAGACCTATTACCCCAGTTCGCCCACGATTGAGGGTGAGTCGCCGATCGATACGCTGTTCATGCGTGGCACCCAGCGCGAGGCGCTGGCCGACTGTCTGCACTGCGGCTGCGCCCAGCCGCTTCATTTCGAGCGCCTGATCAAGTCGGATGATGGCAAATCTGCCATGTATCCCTGCATCGAATGCGGGGCGCTGCACGAGGAGTCTGACAAAAAGCGCATGTTCGCGCGCGGCGCCTGGAGTGACGGCATTGCCAGCGACGGCGAAACCGAGAGTTACACCATCAGCCAGATGTTCCTGCCGTATGGCTGGTTCCCCTGGATCGGCCTGATGCGCAAATACGAGGCCGCAAAGCGCCAGCTCGATGCCGGCGACGACACCGAGATGGTCGTCTTCTACAACACGCGCCTGGCCAAGTGCTGGGCGCGCCAGAAAGAGCAGGCGAAATACGACGAACTGATGGCCAGGGTCGAGCCATACCGGCTCGGCACGGTGCCGGCCCAGGCCATGGTGATCACCGCTGCCATCGACACGCAGAACGACCGCCTGGAGTTCAAGGCTGTCGCGTGGGGCCAGGGAATGGAGTGCTGGGTCATCGACTATCAGATCATCATGGGAAGTCCGGCCGAGCTGGCAACCTGGGAGAAGGCCGACCAGCTCCTGCTCGGTCGGTACAGGCACTCCGGGTCCGGAAAGATGTTGAACATCGCGTGCGCGTTCATTGACTCTGGCGGTACCGCCACCCAGGAGGTCTACCAGTTCACGTACACCCGGCGCCGCCGCAACGTGTTCGCCATCAAGGGTGCAAGCCGGCCGAACCGACCAATCCTGAGCAGCAAGCCCACGCTGGTCGATGTCAACCATCGCGGCAAACTCGACAAGAAGGGCGCGCAGCTGTGGTTCATCGGAACCGACACCGCCAAGGACTACCTGGCGGCACGCTGGAAAAAGACCGAAGGCCCGGGCGCCGTGCACTTCTCGGCAGATCTGGAGGAGGGCTACTTCAAGCAACTCACCGCTGAATATCGCAGCACGGTCTACAAGCGCGGCAAACCCGTCAGCATCTGGGAGAAGAAGCAGGCCGATCGCAATGAGGCTGGCGACCTGATGGTCTACAACCTGGCCGCCGCCCACTTTGCCGGCCTGCACAAGAAGACCGAATATCAGTGGCGGGTGCTGCGTGAAGCAGTCGCCGTGCGCGAAAACGACCTGTTCGCTGCACCCTTGCCACTTGACAACCAATCTGCGACAATGTCAGACGTCGCGGCATCGCAGAACAATGAATCGCCGCACAACTCCCCCGACGTTCCCAGTAGTCAGCCCGCCGACCAGGCGCCAGTTGTGAACCTGCAGAAGAAGCCGCAGGCCTCCAGCAACCGGCCGCCGGCAGCGGGCCGCAACAGCCGGCTGGGCTGGGTCAAACGTTGGTAGAGAGTGCACACATGGCAGACATCGTCGATGACTTCTTGCAGCGCCTGGCGCAACTCGCGCCCGACCTTCCAAAGTCGACACTGCAAACTCTTGAAATTCAAAGCCGCCAGGCGTGGGGCGGCACCGAGCCATACGTCGGCAAGCGCCCCACCATGCGCAACACAGTCAAGATCGGCGAGGCACTACGCGCGGCCAAGCCACTGAGCAGTGTTTTCAGCGACGCGGGCGTTAGCAGAGCCCAGGGATACAGGGTGCTCGGACGGCGATGATCTGTCCGGCTGTCTCATTTTTCCCCCTGATTTAAAACCCGCATCCAGGCGATATTGGCAGCGCCCAGATCGGCCCGACACCGGGTCTGTATTGGAACCCCTGCCACATGATCAACACCATCACCGCCGGCGACTCGCTGAACTTCCTGACGCCTGGCGGCGAGTACCCGGCCAGTGATGGCTGGTCGCTGGTATACAAACTCATCCCGCGCACCGCTGGCCCATCGGTCATCAGCATCAGCAGCACAGCCGAAGGCGCCGACCACCGTATCGACGTGGTGCCGGCAACTACCGCAGCCTGGGCGGCCGGCAGCTACAGCTGGGCCTGCTACGCCCTCAAGACCGGGCAGCGCAAGACCCTGCAGACCGGTAACACCCAGATCCTGCCGGATCCCGCCGTCGTTGCCATCCTCGACAACCGATCCAGCGCCCGCAAGGCCCTCGAGGCCGCCAACGCTGCGCTGGAAACCTACGGGCACAAGGCATTCATGCAAAGCTACAGCATCAACGGCCGGGCGCAGAGCTTTCAAAGCCCCAGCGAGTTCATGGCCTGGCGCTCCCGGCTGCAGGCCGAGGTGGCGCGTGAAGACAACGCCGAGGCCATCCGCGCCGGCATGTCCCCCCGCAACCTGCTGCGCGTGAGGTTCAACGCCCGATGAATACCCCAGCCGCTACCACCTGGCACGACCTGGAGCAGGCGCCGCGCAAAAGCAGCCGGGTGCTCGCCAAGTTCATGCACCAGCAGGAAGTCGCCAAGCCCGGAGCCCATCAACGTGCCGGGCTCTCTCCGGTGCGCCTGCTCGAGCAGCGCGTGCCGATCCGGCGCAACTACGCAGCGGCCACCGTCAACACCCTGACGCAAGGCTGGAGCACCATCACCAGCTCGGCGAATTCGGACATCTTCCGCTCGCTCGATTCCCTGCGCGCCCGCTCGCGCAACCTGGCCCAGAATGACGAATACGTCAAGAAGTGGCTCTCGCTGGTGTCCACCAATGTCGTCGGCCCTGTGGGCTTTCGGCTGCAGGCCCGCATCTACACGGCGCCTGACAAGCCGGACGACCTGGCCAACCAGGCGGTCGAGGCGGCGTGGAGCCGGTGGTGCAAGGTCTGCGATGCAGCTGGCCGGCAGACCTTCACATCCATGTGCCAGACGGCGATCAAGGCCACGGCCCGCGACGGCGAGCCGCTGCTGCAGTTTGTGCGCGGCAACCATGCCGGCAACCCGTTCGGCCTGGCCTTGCGCCTGCTCGACATCAACCGCCTGGACACCAACCTCAACCGGCCAGCGTCCACCGGCATGAGCGAGATCCGCATGGGCGTGGAGCTCTCCCAGTTTGGCCGACCCATCGCCTACCACCTGCGCACCCGAAACCCGGGAGACACCTATAACCAGGCGCCGGGCCAGAACCTGTCTACCCATGAGCGCGTCCTGGCCGAGGACATCATTCATCCGTTTATCGTCGACGACCCGGAACAGGTGCGTGGCGTGCCATGGGCCCATGCCGCCATGATGCGGCTGAACAACCGCGGCGGCTACGAGGAGGCCGCAATCATCGCGGCGCGTGTCGGCGCCTCCAAGATGGGCTTCTTCACCACACCGGACGGCTCTGCAGAGCCCGTATCCACCGGTGTGGTCGACGATGGCAGTGGCGACGGCCACCAGCCGCTGGTCATGGATGCAGACGCGGGCAGCTTTCAAAGCCTGCCCGAAGGCGTCGGGTTCACACCGTTCAATCCCGACTATCCATCGGCCATGTTCGCCGACTTCATCAAGGCCAACCTGCGCGGCACCGCCAGCGGCCTGGGTGTGGCCTACCACGCGCTTGCCAACGACCTGGAGGGCGTGTCGTTCTCCAGCATTCGCAGCGGCACGCTCGAGGAGCGCGACGCATGGATGGTCATTCAGCAGTGGTTCATCGACACCGTGCTCGAGCGCGTGTTCGACGAATTCCTCAAGGCGGGCCTCAGTGCAGGCCTGATCACCATGACGGGCGGCAGCGCGCTGCCAGTGTCCAAGATCGAGAAATTCCGTGCCCACGCCTGGCAGGCCCGGCGCTGGGAGTGGGTCGACCCGCGCAACGACATCGAGGCCGACATCGCAGCCATCAACGCCGGTCTGAAAAGCCCGCAGCAAGTCGCCGCAAAGCTGGGCCTCGACTACGAGGACCTGCTCGCCGAAATCGCACGCGCGCAGACCATGCGTGAAAAGGCCGGCGTCAAGCTGCAGAGCGAGCAGCAGCAACAACTCATGCAGCAGCAGCTGCAACAGCAACAAGCGCCCGCCGCCGGCCAGGCCGGCGCCGCGAACTCTGAACCCAAACCGAAAGGCACCACACCATGAGCACCATGCGCGTCACGATGACCCGTACCACGATGGGGGAGACCGGCAGTCTGCTGACGGCCGGCAGCACCTACGCCGTCAGCACCGCGTTCGGCGCCTACCTGGTCGGCCAGGCAAAGGCCGCGACAGATCCAGACGGCGCGCTGTCGCCGCTGGGGAGCGAGCCGCTGCGGCTTGCCACCAACCCGGTCACCGGCGCGGCATCGGCGGTGTCAGGGGATGAGAATTTCCCGGTCAAGGAACTGCGAACCAGCATGGCCCGCAACCGCATCACCGAGCGCGGCAGCGACCTAATCAACACCACGATCAGCACCGGATGGACGCGCAGCGGGTCAGGAACTGCCTACAGCGTTTCCAGCCTATACAGCCGTCGCAGCGCCCATACCATGCTGGTGGACATGACCAGCGCGTCAGCCGATGCCATCATTGAGTGGTCAAACGCCACAGGTGTTGCGGCTGATCCGACCGACCAGCTTCTGGCGTTCGATGTCTACATCCCCGAAATCGTGCAGGCCAACGTGGGCGGCACCATCAGCATGTCGATCTTCGTCAGCAATGCGACTTCGTATGCCGCGCCTGGAACTGCGTGGGTGGTCAACTCCAACTACCTGCGCCAAGGCTGGAACCAGATCACGCTGTGCGGGCTGGATGCCGATGGGGCGCTCAATGGCGACCGTGGCACCGGCACGCTTCCCTTTGGCATGAGCAAGACCGGCGCAAGTGCCGGGGCATCCCCGCTGAACTGGTCGAACCCCATCAAGTTCATCCAGATTTTGTTCACGTACACCAGCGCCAACAAGCGCAAGTTCTATCTGGACAGCCAAATCCGCATCCCCGCGAAGATTCGCCCGTTTGTGTGCGTCGGGTTCGACTCCAGTGGCGCATCGCTGACCGATGACGAATTCACCAACAACACGGCCCCGTTCCTGCAGGGGTTGGGAATTCCGTCCTACTTCACCATGACGCAGGTGTATGACGCGATCTACATGGGCACGCAGGACGACACCCGGCGCGAGACTCTGTACGGTACTTACGGATGGGACGCGATCAACCACTCGTGGAGCCACGGCGCAAGCGTGCCGGGCGCGTTGTACGCGAGTGGCAATTCGCTGGTTGTCAGCGGCACCGGGACGCTCGCCACCCTCACGCTGTCCGGCGCTCACGGATGGACGATTGGCACCAAGGTTCTGATCGCAGTCATCGGGGCGACAGGCGCATCTTCGACCAACGCAAACGGCGTATTTGAGGCGACGGTGACAACCACCACGGCCCTGACCTATGTCATCACGGGCGGCACCGATGGCACTGCTACCGGGACCGTGAAGGCCAGCACGTACCTGAATGACGTGTTCAACACCGTGGCAGTGACCAACCAGCCGATCATCCTGGGGGCCAGCAACGCCCTGGCGGCGCTCAAGCATGAGTTTGTGGACATCAACTACTACGGACGCATGAAGGGCTGGCTGCGGGGGTCGAGGTTCATGGCCTACCCCAACAACAGCTATCCCGACATGCGGATCATGGAGACGGTCGCAGACTTGGCCGGCATCAAGTTGGCCCGAGGGCTGGCAGGAACCACCGTTCGCGTGGGCGAATTCGGGGTGGATAACCCCCTGGCTCTAGGCTCCATCGAACTCAAAAGCGGCAGCGCCGGCAGCACATACGCCGACATCGTCAACGCGGTACAGGGCGCCATCAATCGAGGGCAGGGAATCTGCATCTTCGGGCACTTTCTGCGGGATGAATCGCTGGATGCTGTGGTCGATCCCGACAGCCCGCCCGGCAAGAACGGCAACCCGGCAGCGCCAGGGACATCGACCACGCTGTGGTGGTATCGCGTCACATTCCGAAAGCTGATGACCTATCTGGCAACGCTGGAGGCGGCTGGCCAGCTTGATTTTGTCTCTGCCGACGAACTCGTTAACCAACTCGCGGATTAAACATCATGCAATGCAAAGTACAAGTTCTTGCGCCCATCGTCGTGAATGGGGCCATCGTCACCAAGGGCGAGGTGACGCTCCCCGAGGTCGAGGCCGACGAGCATGACAAGGCAGGGCGCGTGGCGATCATCAGCCGCGAAGGCAAGCCCGAGATGTGGGCCGGGTGCTGCGACAACCACGCCCGCGGCTGATCCCATCCCCTGCCGGTGAAGTGAGCGACGTAGACCGAATAGCCGATGCGCTGTTTGAGCGGATCCGACGCCTGGCGGTGTCGGCCCTCACTCAGCCACTTGGCGCCGGCGGCCTGGTCGTCGCAGAGATCGCCAACACCGAGAGCGGGGCGACGCTCAACAAGTGGATCGACGTATATGAATCCCTGCTGGCCGAGCGGGGATACGATCCGCAAACGATCAAGAATCGCCGCGCCAACCTGAAGCATGTACGCCAGCTGTGGGGCGCGAGCACTCTGCGCAGCATCAAGCCGCGGCATATCTCGGCGGCGCTGCAGGTGTTTCTGCCAGATCGGTCGTCGATGGCGCGCAGGATTTTCGATGAGCTGCGCGACGTGTTCCGCGAGGCAGTGGCGAACGAATGGTGCGAGAGCAACCCGGTCCTCAACACCCGCCGCCCACCCAACAAGGTCAAGCGCAAGCGCCTGTCGCTCGAGGCATGGGACAACATGTGCGAGGTCGCCTTGGTGCACCGCCAGGCGTGGGTGCTCTACATGCTGCTCCTGGCGCTGGTGACCGGCCAGCGCCGCGCAGATCTCGGCAAGATGCGATTCGACGATGTGTGGGACGGGTGCCTGCACATCGAGCAACAAAAGAAGGCCGGCAAGGGCTATGGCGCGCGGGTGGCGCTACCGCTGGCGCTGCGTCTCGATGCCATAGGCGTCACGCTCGGCGAAGTGATCGAGATGTGCCGGCACTACTCAAAGCCCGGGCCGACGCTGCTGCGCCGCAACGACGGCCAGCGCATCGAGCTGTCGTCGCTGAGCACCCGGTTCAACGAGATCATCCGCGCTGTGCATGGCGATGGCGTCTATGCCGAGCGCGAGTGGCCGTCGCTCCATGAGGTGCGGTCGCTGTCGGAGCGGCTGTACCGAAGCCAGGGCATTCAGACCCAGCACCTCCTGGGCCACAAGAACCAGGAGATGACGGACAAATACAACGACGACCGCGGCTTGAGCGCGGCCGAGTGGAAACACCTCGCCATCCCCGGGTCGGGCCAGATCTGACAGCCGGATCTTGTGCCGCGCCAGGCGCCTGCCTTGTGCCATTTTTCCCCCTGATTTTTTGATGCCCATCGCCGCACAGTAGCGGCATGCCCAAAGATCAGCAGCAGCCGCAGCAAAAGACCATCGCCCCCGGCACGGTGGTGCAGCGCTCGATTCTGTTCGAGCGCAC